TGGTTCTTCATCGTTCAATTCTGTCTGAAGGTATCAACGTCAGTCAGTTGGAAGCTGTTATCTTCATGCGTAACATGGATGTGATTGAGATGACTCAGACTGTAGGTCGTGTGCTTCGTAAAGGGGGTTCAGATAAGACTTATGGGTTCTGTGTCGTTCCCGTATATTCCAAGGTTGGTGTGAGCACTCAGAGGGGATTGCAGACGGTAATTGATACCGTTTTTGAGAAGGGTGAGATGCTTGATTCTGTCGTTCGTCGTTAATGGACCAGTCTATGAACTGTCCACCAACCGTTGAAAGGGCACCAGGATGCCCTATAATACAGAGGTAATCAAGGGAGGGACATGCGGACCACCACTGCCACATACAACATTCGTGTTGAAACTTGTGACTTCAAAGTGATAGAGTTCCAACGCACATTGCCCACCAAACCAACAACACAGAAAGGTATTAAAGCACAGAATAACAAACTAGAACAATGGGTAATGAAAGAGTTACCCTACTGGACTAAAATTGACATCACACCCCTGTTTTCTTGAAACTAATGATTACTTCAAAAGCACAAATGATCAGAGTAATGTCACAATGTCAGGATGCTGATACTCTTACCCGTGAACAAAAGTTTCAAGTATTTGTTAGGGTATGCGACAATCTGCTTGAGGAAGGTAAAATTAGCAAAGTAAATCACAAACGTTGGACTGAAATCTGGTAAATCACTAAAGTTCATTCTTCAACCCTTTTTCTTTCTTCATCATGGCAACCCGAGCACGAATTGGTCTTCAAGTTGGAAACTCCATCGTTTCTGTTTATCATCACTGGGATGGTTATCCTCAGTGGTTGGGTCGTATTTTGAACACACATTACACCACAAAGAGTCAAGTTATTGACCTGATTGATGGTGGTGATATGTCTACTTGTTGGACAAAAGAACGTTGGACTGGTAAGGAACTTGCTCCTTATGTAAAAGAAATTAAAGAATCTGAAGAATATGGTCCACAATACTATGCACAACGTGGTGAAGATTGCCCTCCTCGTTTAGATGAATCTATCACCGAGTTCATCAATAACAATGAAGAATATGGATATATTTTCAAAGATGGTGAATGGTTCTGTTATGATACTAAGTCCTGGAGTGATACTTTTGCCCAGATTATAGATATTCCAGAAGGAGCTTTAGCAGTATGAATGACTTAGAAAAACTTTCTCATGATGAAAAAGAGGCACTGGCAGAAGATTGTGAGGACTTTCTTCTGCACCGACATATTCCGTTACACTCACATAGCTATGATAACATCATCCTTCAGGCAATTAGGGAGGGTTATCAAATAGATAAGTTTGATCGTTTCATTAACAAACCAGCAGCATAAACTGTATGTCCTATGGTCATTCATCCTGCTACAATTAACTTTTGTTGTTTTATTTTGATGACATTCATCATACTGAATGAACTTGGTAAAACACCACCACCAACGTGACACTACAATAAGTGTCACACCGCATCCTGAAACCCCACCAGGATGCCCTATAATACATTTGTAATCAAGGGACGACCCCATGACAACCACTTTCACAGACTACGTTGCTCAGCAGGATGCCCGGAATACTTTGCAACTTAAAGTGCGTGAGTATTGCCTGATGTTATGTGAGGCACTGGAGCAGGATTTTGTCAAAGATTCTCTCCGTCGTGCTGACTTTTTCCTGAGAACTGATCCTGAGTATCGTCAACAACGTATTGAAGATATTAAAGCAGGTAAAGATATGTACAAGTTCTACATTGAGACTGGTCGTAAATATTATAAAATAATCATGGAAACTGGTAATGGTTCACGTAGTGTTCATGCTTTCGTAAACATCAAGACTGGTGAATTACACAAGGCAGCATCATTCAAGGCACCGGTAAAAGAACCACGTTTCGATATGCGTGTCATCAAAGAACGTGAATGGGTATTTGAAAACTGTGATTGGGCAGGTAGTTATCTCTATAAGAACGCATACTATAATGGTTGAGATATGATTGTAAATCTTACAAAAAATGAGATAAAGCATCTTGTCTACCTTCTAGGTAGGGGAGATGCTGATTATCCTGAACTGAATGGTAATCTATTGAAAAAACTAGAACCATTGACTGACATCTGCACATGTAAAGAAAAGGAGAATTAACTCAAAAACATTCAAATTAGTGTTATAATTAGTTCAGTCAATTCAGAGGTTACTATGAATGATCAACGTCACTATCACACCGAAAATGAACGTCGTCAACTTGATGGTGTTGTCACTGATTCGGATAAAAATGGATGGAACGTATCTAAACTGAATCGAATGAAAACACGAGTGAACAACTTACCTGATGACTCTTTGATCGTTGATGACAACTAAAGAAAAACTTGTATTCATTTCATCATTCATTTGGTTTCTTCATTGGGGCACATGTCTAGCATCTACACTTCTGGATACGGTTATTCTAAGAAACTCTGTGAGGATATTACCTCTTGGTTTATGAATAAGTTCTATCCACGTCATAAGATTGATGTAGAAATTGTTCATCGTGGATTGAAACGTGATCAGGTTGTGGGTTATTGTGACGTGATCGGTCGATCATACCGGCCACGTCACTTCCTAATTGAACTTCAGTCTCATATGTCTGAGGAATTGTATACAAAAACTCTTTTTCATGAACTGACGCATCTGGGACAGTGGGTAGATGGTTCTCTGCGGTTCCGGCATGGAAAAATGAGATATTGTCAAGAACCGGTCGAAAACTACGATTATGAGGACCAACCACATGAAATTGAAGCACGCAATGAAGAGATAAGACTATATGAGATGTACTTAAATGCCAAACAAGGTAGTCCAGTCGAACAAGTGGCACAGCACGGGTTTCAAAACCGTCTCTGTGCTGTATAATATCTGTATTGATTCAAGAGGTTATGGCATTTCAACTCCGTAGTTATCAGCAGACCATGCTCGATGCTATGCTGAGTAATTCTAAGGGTTATTTGACCTGTGGTACAGGTGCTGGCAAGACTTTTACATTCATCAGTGATTGCCGTCGATTCTTGACACCTGGCAATGTGATTGTTGTTGTTGCTCCTCAGCATTTGCTGTCTAAACAACTCTTCAATGAGTTTGATTGTCATCTCTCAGATGTAGATTTTGTCTATCGTCAAGTTTCCTCTGATCCTGAGACTTGGAAGCGTAATCGTAAGAACCTCAAGTTTCGTGTAAAGGTACAACCACAGTCACCAACTACGTTTGTCGATGAGATTGAACAGACCTATTCTGTTGCACAGAAAGCACAGCAACCGCTGATTCTTTTCTCCACATACAAGAGTCTTCAGCGTGTTGTTTCTGCTAACATCCCTGTGACTGTTGTCTACTTCGATGAGGCACATAATGCAGCAAATGTTGATAATTTCCCTCCTGTTGAGTCTATCGTCGAAGTAGCAGATCATTCTTATTTCTTTACTGCTACTCCTTGTTTTAGTGATTCACCAACTGGCAGAGGTTTCGGTAACACTGCCGTGTATGGTGAGCATATTGCTAATATCAAGTTTGGTGATCTTGTAGAGTATGGATCTATCGTTGAACCTGTGCTGCATCTTGCTCACAGCAACGCTGAGAAGAGGAATCTTGATGAGATTTCTGCTGACGTTGACACTCTGATGGAGATAGTTAACCACTACGAAACAAAGTTTTGCGATACCGGAGCACATAAGATTCTGGTTTCATGTCGCGGCACTGCTAACATTCAGGGCATGCGCCTCGCTATGATTAAGTGGGCAAATAACAAGGGTTACGATCTTCTGTCTGTTGATAGTGTGAATGGTGGATATATGAATGAGATGCAGATCTCTACTCCTAATGCTAAAGGTAAGTTTCTTGGTAAACTTAATGAACTGGGCGAGGACTTGACTCAGAAGATGATTGTTCTCCACTACGATATGCTCGGTGAGGGTATCGATGTTAAGGCATTCACAGGTACAATTTTCATCCGTAATATCATGTCTAGTATCAAAGCAGTGCAGGCAATGGGTCGTGTGATTCGTTCCTCTCCTGGCAAAAAGTATGGCATTGTAACAGTCGTTCAACATGGCGATGATAGTGACGATGCATGGCACTGTATGGCAGGAATCGTCAATCAATTGCTCACTCAAGGTGTGCCAGTTAGTGGTATCTTGACTGACGTGACTGGTCGCGGTAAGGAAGAAGAAATTGTTGAAGATTTGAATGAAAATCTTCAACAACGTATCTTCGATTATAATATTGAATGGCAGCATTCTTTTATGATTAAGGAGCTCATGTCTACTGGAAATCCCCTGGACATTTTCTGACCACTGTGCCAATTAACAAGTGTCACACCATCTCCTTTTAGGGGTGGTATACTATGCTATAATTACAAAGTAATCAAGGAAAGCAAATGACTGCAGCCCCAGTTGCCACCTATTTCCAAAAACGCGAGGCATTGCGTGAGTATTTCAATCAAGGTATGAGACCTGTTGATGGCAGGAAACCTATTCCCGAAGATATTGCACAGCAGATGGTGAGGGAACTTATCGATTTTGGTGTTTCGAGGGATGCAAAGATTGGTGTCTATGATACTTTTTTGACACTGGTTCTCACACTTCAAGAGAACGGTTTCACTAACATTGTTGTATTGGAGAATAAGCATCATGATTTGACATCTTTACAACAAGAGTATTATGATATTATTGAGAAAGCATGTGAGAAGATTGGTGTTACATACTATGTGCCCCCCATGAACAACTACAACAGGTGTGATATGAAATTTAATGCAATTCTTGCCAATCCTCCTTATCAATCTTCTAATGGTGGTGGGTCACAACGTGGTTCTACTACTAATCCTCTCTGGTGGCAGATTACTAAAACAAGTCTCAACCTTCTTAAAAAAGATGGTATTCTAAGTTTCATCACTCCTACCAACATTGTAAACGGTGGTGATTGTTTCACCAAGATTTTCTTGGGTGGTGATCGTAAGTTTGATTTAAACAAAGTTGACTTCACTGCTGCTGATTCTTTCAAGGTTGGTATTCCTATCTGTCGTTGGGTTGCTAACAACAAACTCACTCCAGGTAACAATGTAATTGTTACCGATGGTCGCATTCTTGACACGTCTAACACTCTTAAAATCAGTTCAGATGTGATTGTTGATGGCATTATGAACACCATGTTTTCTTATGGTGATACACTCAACTTCAATCAATCCAACTCTGATGATCCGCGTCAAGTAAATAAATTTAATTTCAACACTGAAAAGCGATATGACTTTCAAAATGTAGAAAAGCATTTGAAAAAGAATGCTCAACCAGAGGACTGGGCAAAGTTGGTTCTTACTCAGGATGAAACATTCAAGTATCCTGTCAACGTAAATGGTAAGATTAAGTATTCTCGCGTAAAGTGGAAGAATACTGGAACCTGGAGAGTTTTCTATCCTCAGTTGCAGAATCCTACTCAGATTACTGTTGATGATGTTGCTGAAGCAGCACCCTCCACTTTTACCATGGTGGTTGATTCTGAGCAAGAAGGTAACAAGGTTAAGGCAATTCTTGATGACCCTTGCTATCAGTGGGTGATTGAACAGACCCGAGTTAGTGGTAGAGTAACTGCTGTAATCTCTAAACTTCCTAATGCTCCCATTGAAGAAGTTCTGACCTCTGATCAACTCTCATATATTCAATCTCAACTCTCCTGATCATGAAACTGCAACACACATTTGGTTTTGATTGCGAAGAGATTGACTCTCTAATCTCTGACAATAAGTTAGATTCATTCCTGAAAAAGTTGGTTGCCCTTGGTAAGAAACAAGATCCAGACTTCTATGACCCATTGAAGTTCATGGGAGATGGATTTGAATGGTTTGGTGAATACTTCTTCAAATTTTTCAATGGCGACCATACACTCACATATACTGCAAACTATGAACCAAACTTCGATTATGATCGCGGTATTGATGGACGTGGACTCTCTACACTTGACGGACTGCCTAATGTCATTCAATTCAAATTTAAGGCAGATATTACAAAATATCTGACAAATGAGGATAATATTAGTAATGTTGCAGCAGATGCAACTATGAACGAAGGTCTGCAATATAATGGAAAGAATGTTATAATAGTGACATCATGTAAGGGCGTACATCCTAAACATGCTATGGCAAATGCCCATTGCATCGATAGAGAAAAAATGGCAAGACGTGTCGATAACAATGTCATTTTTTGGGACAATCTACGCAGCATCGTTAAGGAGCAATATGCCTAAAAATACACACAATTCAACAGTAGGATCAGATATTGAAAGATCAGATGAAAGAATCGATCTGACTGGTGAGGTATTCACTCCTATGGAATTGTGTGCTGAGATGGTGTCTGAACTGCCTCAATCAATGCTGCAAGATGCAAAGAGCACTTTTTTAGATCCCGCAGCGGGGTCAGGGAACTTCCTATTGGCACTCCAGACAGAATTATTGAAATATCATGAGTTATCATATATCAATGACAATATGCTCTATGCTGTAGAACTTATGGAGGATAATCATGCAGAACTATGTGAAAGACTGGGAGTATCGGTCGATCATCCACATTTTGTGTGTGCGGATGCCCTGGAATATGATTATGAGTTCGGTGAACCAGCGGCATTGGAGAATGAATTGGGTAAGATTGATGCACCTAAAATATACAATCGACCAACTATAGACAAAAAAAGTCAGGCAGCACCACTGTTCTGACCAGTTCATGAACTGGCACAGCAGGGGTTCCAAAACCGTCTGAGGGCTATATAATGACTATGTAATCAAGGGAGGACCACTGATGACCCAATCGGAAGTTGAGAAGCATCTGGCAGACCCTTACAATCGGATTCGTTATGCTTATGAATTTTTAGATAGTGAGATTGGTGATTTTGCAAAATGTATGGATAGAATTTATTATTGGTTATCCAAAGACATAGATTGCGAGGTTCACTACTAATGAATAACGTAGACAGTATCAATCGTCAAATTCTTGAATTAAATCACCGGAAGAAAAAACTTGAACTTGAAATAAATGGTATTGATTCGACGATTCAGTTTCTGAGAGAACAAAAGGAATTGCTGGAAGGTGTGAAGGGCACCAATCAAACTACTTACGACGATCTTCTTTCTGACTGACATGCTGACTCACATTGAACACATTGAAGACTCCATTCTGACCGGTGATCTTCGTCCACTTGACATTTTTGATGAATGGCATCACCTTTCCGTCAAAATGGACGGTGCTCCTGCTATTGTCTGGGGCACACATCCTGAGACTGATAAGTTTTTTGTCGGCACCAAGAGTGTATTCAACAAGAAAAAGATCAAAATCAATTATACTCATGATGACATCAACAACAATCATGAGGGTAATGTATCTCTGATTCTTCATGCCTGTCTGGCAAATCTGCCTAAGACTGATGGTATTATTCAGGGTGATTTTATTGGGTTTGGTGGTGATGACACCTACAAACCGAATACAGTAACCTATGTGTTCGATGATATTGTTCAAGAGACAATCATTGTCGCACCACATACCTGGCACGAACCAGATCAGTGGTACAATGGTGATGGTAATTGTCTGCGTGAGTGTATGCCACTGCCACTGAATCATGGTGAAATGGTGAGCACAGATGAATGTCTGTTTGTGCAACCCAAGACCTGGAGAATCATGGATGAGGACTTTAGTTCCAGTATTGCCTTTGCACGTCAGATGGCACAAATGGTGGAGTTTGTGGATGAGAAACAGGTGGTGAAACTGAAACAGGTTCTTAACTCTTTCATCCGTGAGGGTATTGAACTGAATGAGGAAGTGATTGCCTATAGTGCGGACTGTGATGTCAATCTGATTCGGTTGTGGAAACTGGTTCAATCAATGAAGCATGAGTATCTGTTTGCCTGCCGTAATAACGGACCAAAGGCATATCTGAACAAACGTAGATGCCACGGTGAGGGTTATGTCGTCTTCCATGATTATGGCACGTTCAAGTTTGTGAAACGTGAGAACTTTAGTCGATTGAACTTCACAATGCAGAAGGCATGGGACAGTTGAGGTGATGGCACAGGGTGAGATGACTCTGCCTCGGTGTCTTTTATATGAGCAAAGACACCGAGTATTGTAGAGAAAAATATGAATTATAAAAAATGTGAAAAACCATTTGATCATTGGGTTATAGATAATTTTTTTAAGAAAAAGGATGCGGACATTCTTTCTGATCAATTTTTAGAATTTGATGATGATCGGTGGTTTACTTATAGCAATTCAATTGAAAATAAAAAAACACTTCAAAATTGGGGTTCTTTCCCTCCAAAAATATATCAAACTTTACAAGGTTTTTGTTCTCAAAAATTTATCAGTCGTATTAAAATTATTACAAACATTGATAAATTATACCCAGACTATGGTCTTCATGGTGGAGGACTTCATATACATGGGAGAGGTGGAAATTTAAACATCCATAAAGATTATTCAATTCATCCAAAGTTAAAACTTCAAAGAAAACTCAATTTGATTATATACTTATCTAAAAATTGGGATGTTTCTTGGGGAGGTGGACTTGAATTGTGGTCTCATGATCATAAAAATAATAAACCAAAAGAACTTGTAAAAACAATAGAACCAAAATTTAATAGGGCAATATTATTTGATACCACTCAAAATTCTTGGCATGGACTTCCTCAACCACTTACATGTCCTAAAGATGTATATCGAAAAAGTATTGCCGTTTATTATTTGACTAATGTTGATGACAATACCGAGGAAAGATATAGAGCACTGTTTGTTCCGACAAAAAAACAAAGTAACAATAAGGATATTCTCAAATTAATTGAAAGTAGATCTAAATTATGAAAATAGCAATCATATGGGTTACTTAGTTGGTTGGTTGTGTCAGTAGATAAAGTGTCCACCCTGCTCCTGACTCTGGGTCATTCTGCCCTATAATACAGAGGTAAACAAGGGAGGGACCATGACCGACTTCATCTGTGCCTACTTTGGTTCTGACTGGACGATCACGGCACGGGGGTTCTCCAGTGCCCGTCAGGCGGAGAAGCACGGGCTCTACATGATGCCGACTGCCGGTGTCTTCGGGTTTGCCGTGATTCAGGAATCTGAGAACGGATGGGAGGTCTGTGATGACCGCAGCATCCTGTCACCAGTCAATAAAGTGACTCAAACTGATCTTAACACCTTCGACGTTTCTGTCTGATGAACATTTTTCCGATTGATGACCAACTGATTACAATCATCGACCGATTGAACAATGCAATCAATGTTTGTTATGGTGCTCCCGACAATGATGACCAGGGTTATCCTTATGCGACAGGATATGCACAATCTGCAATGATTGAAGTCGCAGAAAGTTTAGACCTTATTGTCGCACAAATGAGGGAGGAGAAGGACAGTTAAGAAGGTGGCACACACCACCTTCACAGGGCACCCGGATGCCCTATAATAAGAACATCGACAAGGGACACACCCCATGCAACTGACCAACTCTGCCACAATCGTTGATTTCTTCCCTGAGGCATTTATTGCCGAGGCAGATGAGAAGAAAGGAATGAAGGTTGTGATCAAACGTTTCCACAAAAGAGTCACATTCCGTGCCAATGGTATGAAGTCCTACAGCACGGTTACGATGACCGATGCAAAAAATGAGTGGATGTCACGTATTGCCAAAGGTGCAGAAGTGACCAACTATAATACCGAAAAAATGCCTGCCGGTGAGTATCAACCTTTGTACTGCTGATGTTTTCTGATACTAATCGTCAACTTCGCAAACTTTCCATCTACAAACCAATGAACTTTCGTATTGTTGAGATTGATTTTGACTTTGATGATTCATGTGCCGATGAGAACATTACCGATGAGTATAGGAATGATATAATTGATGAGGTACTTGCGACGACATGGGAGGCGTCTGATGGTGATGATTTAGTGGAGGAGATTACCACCGCCACCGGATGGTGTGTTAATTCGATTGATTATTGCCATGTTCTTTCTTAATTTGTGATATAATTAGAAGTAAGAGTATTCATCAAACTCATGATCAAAACTTACAAAATCGAAGAAGAAGGAACCAATGGATGGGCACTTGTAGATGAAAGTTATCAGGGACTTACAAAAGAAAGGTGTTCTGAACTATTAGAAAATCTTCTGTCCAAAGGTGTCA